ATTTTATCATAGAACTCACGCATAATGCGATGAGTCTCATTATCTACGTTCTGTGCAACCCATTTACGAACTTCTTTAAAGTTCTTATCTTTAAAGAATGTAAAGAGTTCAGTCAGCTTCGTATCAGATACATTCGCCAGAATACCAACGTCAATTTTGCCGCTGACACCATAACGCTGAAGCTCATTTAGAACACGACGATAATCTGGAAAGAACTTTGAAATAAGTTCAGCAACAACCTTTGGAGAATATTCTACACCTTCTTCCTTAAGAATATACTCAACTCGCTTCATGAACTCAGTCGCCATCTTGGCTTTCTGACCATTAACAAGTTTAAAATCAATTACAGCACAACGCGAGTGCAGTGGCTGAATGATTCGATTCTTAAAGTTACAGGTAAAGATAAATGCACAGTTTCCAGAGAACTCCTCGATCACTCCTCGAAACGCAGCCTGAGCTGCTGGAGTTAGATAGTCAGCCTCATCAATGATAATGGCTTTACGAACTTTATTCTCAAACAACGAAACAGCTGATGCGTATGTCTTTACCTTATTTCGCAGAGTGTCAATTCCTGATTCGTCTGATCCGTTAAGAAGAATATAATCGGCTCCAATTTCCTCACACATTGCACGAGCGACGGTAGTTTTACCCACACCAGCGCCACCAGAAAGAATCATGTTAGGAATCTCTTTCTTGTTTACATATTCCTGAAATAGTTTCTTTTGATCATCTGGTAAAATGCAATCTTTGATCTTACTTGGACGATACTTCTCAACCCAAAGCATATTCATGTCATCATTAATCATAATATAAATCTCCCAAGTTTATTTTACATCACTTTCAAATACAACCTCATAAGTCTCAACGAGATCATCGTTCTCAGCACGAACTTCCTCAAGATTTCTTTTATAATAAGTTTTTGCCAATTTGCGAGCAGTCTTTGGAGGAACCTCATAGGTGTCCTTTAGATCTTTGTAGATCTCTTTCATCAAGTCTCTCTCAGCAGCAATTCTTGTCATTGATGCTGTAAGTTCATCGAATCTGCCCTTGATTTCTTTAAGTTGCGTCGGTGTAAATTTCTGAATCATATTAAGCTCCAAATCTCGACTCAGCCTTCTCGAGAGCAATCCAGTAAGTTACATTCTTGCTTGCGTTTGTAAACTTACCTACGCCGATTGAAGAAAGCTCAACCTTGTATGCTCCAGGAAGAATCTTAAAGTTATCAATCTTAAAGACTGCCTGGAAATTATTGTCGCAAGAGTCAGCAACCTTTACGGAAGCGTTGTGAACAATCTCACCCTTGACATCAATTGCTGAAATGTTAATTCCATCTTCATCGCCCTTGATGACAATGTTTGGACACTTTAGAACAGAAGCCATGCTAAAGATCCAATTAAAGTGTTCCTGAGAAAGATCAAAGCTGACGTCATACTCAGCATTAATATTCTTGTTTGGAGGAGTTAGAATCAAAGTGGGCTCAGTGTAACGAAGCTGAATGTTACCCACCGACTTAAACACCATAAAAGTCTTTTCAAACTGGACTTCAGCGGAATTTTTATCAACGACCTGCAAGAACATGTTTAGATCATAAACGCCAAATTCATTGGGAAAGGTTTCCTCAACGTCAGCCTGAGCCAGAATCGCCTTGTTTGACGAAATGGTTCTAAGCTGTTTTCCTGGCTTTACAACGATGCCCTGATTGATCGAGGCAAAGTTCTTTAGAATACTCAAAGTATTATCACTCAATTTCATAAATTATCTCCATGTTAAAATCGAAACAATATTATACCAAACTATCACTTTAATAGCAAATCAACCTGCTTTTGTAAAGCATACAGCGTTCCATCATTATCTATTACAGCGTCAATGTGTGAGCCAATCCAAGCCCACTCACTGAAATGAACTTTTGGAAACTTCTGTTCCATCAATCCATTTTTATCTTCTAATAACCAAAGATCATTTTCATCTGTGGTGTTCTGTGTCACTGCAGTCATGTACCACTCAGGAAGGTGTCCACGACGAACCCATACAATTTTACCACCAGCCTCTTTGATGTGTTTAATTTCGTTTGGAAATCTTACATCAGCAAGAACATAATTTTTATCTTCCTGCATTCTACGAAGAAAAGTAAAAATCCAGAGGTCTAGGTGGAACACATCGCGTCCTGCTTCAGTGCCCATTAGTTGTAGTGCAAGACGAGGAGAGAATTCTCTGTTTAGTTTTTTAGACCAAAACGCATCAGGCTGTTCGCGCCATGCTCGAGACTGAATCGTATCACCCTCAAGCATTTGACGATCCCAACCAAAAACTGCAGAGACTGAATCTTTTACACTGTTGGCAAAAGACTCTTTTACGAACCCATGGGATGATACAAGATAATCAGCAACGGTTCCTTTTCCACTTCCAATCCAGCCTACCAAACCTATGATCATAGAGTTCCCACGTAGTTGGCAACTGCGGGCATATCTCCATGGAACGGATAGGTTCCAATGTGGTGCGTTCTCATCCATGGGCAAAGCCAAATCTCACCACCCATGTTTCTCCACCACTGACAGAACATATAGTCCTCAGACAAGTAACGATCAGAGTAAACTTTATTAATCGAGCTTACGTCGTTTGTAACAAATTCTCTGACTTGATCAAGAGTTGCATCAGGATTCTTGCCCAAGAAATCCAACACTTCAATTCTTAGATTGTGCTGCTTGCTGTCAATCACAGTATCAAGGTATGCGTGGATATAACGCGAGCCATCAAAGTTAGCCTGACCAACATGATCTGGCTTGTATCTTTGCTGTGGATATTGCTCAGCAAACTTCTCAAACACTTGACGCTTGATCAACATAAATCCAGTTCCAATCTCAAGAACCTGTAGTGGCTCGAGAACATTAAACTGACCTGTTCCTGCGACAGCATTAAACACATAATCGCCACCACACTTCTCAAGTTCAGCTCCACTGATCTTTTCAATCTTAGGATCTTTCATTCTTGCTTCGTAGTTTCTTTCAACAGCGGCAATGATGTTATTCCACTTAATGGACTTCTTTGGATAAGGTCCGCCAATTACATCCTTGTCTAAATGCAAAAGAACAAAGATGTCAATGGGATTGTAGTGAATGTCACCGTCAATAAACAAAAGATGAGTTGCGTCTGAGCGAAGAAACTCATCAACGCAATAGTTGCGTGCACGAGTAATCAATGACTCATTAAAGATCATTGAGAACCGAATATCAACGCCATTCTTTAGACAAAGAGTCTGAAGATCAAGATTGGACTTTTGATACATTCCGTGACTGTGTCCACCATACATGGGAGTTGCAACAAACAGCTTTGTTGTTGCTCTAATTTTATCCATGTCGATTTGTATATTATGCTGCTGCTGCATGGTCATAGTTTAAACACTCCATTCAAAAAAGTTTTTAATAAAAGAAATAATGTTACTTTGATCTTCAAGGGATTCATTTTGCATTACCTCTATATAGTCCAGTAATGTTAACGACCCCATAATATTAGAAATTTTTGTCTTACGACTATTCTTAAACTTATCATCTTGATCATCTTTGCGATCAACATGTCTTTGGTCTAGAATCTTATTTGATGCTTTTAGAATTAAAACTTTATAATCTTCAGTCACATTTCCAATTTCATCGATGAACTTGGCATTAAAAAGACGATCACCCTCAAAGATTACATTTACATCTTTGGCTGACTTTAGAAACTTGACTGCATCAGGCTGAACCGCCATGCTTAAACGATCAGTTCCCTGAAATACATTACCATCGTTTTCGTACTTGCCCAAAATATAGGTCTTAAGTTTTTCAGAGTACATTGCGTCCAAAAGTTTTTCTGGCTTAACAATCTTCCAGTCATCTGCGAGTTTAATCAATTCAAACATGAGTGTCGTTTTTCCCGTTGCAGGTTCGCCACCCATTGCGATAATCTTTAATCCCATAAATTTTCTAACCCCTCAAACACTGGTTTTTCATCTTCAAACATCCAATCAAGTCTATCTATTCTACCTGAATTAACGAAAGAAGAAAACTTATTTTCATCAATTTTGTTGGTGAGCAATCTAGGATCTAGCGTTTCCTGTCTTGCTTGCCACAAAACATTCCACTCGATTCCTGGCCAATCATCTTTTTCTAGCTGTTGTATTTCTTCAGCCTGGCGATCTAGATAATATCCAAGATATCTTCCATGATGTTCACGAAAGATCTTCTTAAAAGAACACAGACAGGTTTCCATGGTATAAAAGTTTACTTGATCTCTTACATTGGGAAATCTAATCTTCATTTCTATTAGAATGTCAGTGGCTTGTTTCTCTAGCCATTCGTATTCTTTTTTCGTAAGTTTAACATCGTACCAATCTTCTTTGCCAAGAGCAAGAACAAGTCCATTACGGTGAGAACGACTACCACTGTAGTCGCTAAGAAAAAGAGTATCAGGCTCAGCAATAATTCCAGCAGTGCTGTGAAGCGACTGCATATAAAACCAAGTAGTGTATCTTCCGAATTTGTAGTATTTTTCATTTATTATTTTCCATAGGTTGTGGAAATTCTGGCGCTCATTGTCACCATAATAACTCTCAAGAACTTCCTTTTGGAGTTTATCTCCAATGAACTTCTGATACGATTCGAACATCTTAGGAAGATGCCCTTTATTATACTTAGTGTCAGTTTGGTATCGAAGTCTTAGATAGTTGTATGTGTTCCACCATGTCAGACGATCGATGGTGGCTAGTTCATAGTCGGGAAATTCGTTCTTCAATACCCAAGAGGTGGGCAAATAGTATGTGTTGGCATAAAGCCAACACAACCATACTCTTTCCTCGCTATTATGTTCGTATCTTTTATTAAGATAGTTAGTCATCCATATCGCTGGATCGCAGTCTTTATATTCTAGAGACCATGCGAACCAGCGTATGAAGTTTTCACGCTGTTTGGGATTTGACATCAACAAAAGATTCCAATACGATCACCTTACATTTCAACTTATCATTCATGCGTTTCATAGCAGCCTTCAACTTATCTTCAGAGCCATCAGACTTTTTATATACGTTATATTCATTCAAAGTTCGATGACTGACAACCATAATCGCATCCCAAGTATCCAATTCACCTGCCTTGTTAGCCACAGCACCCACACCTGCGTTATAACAAGATCCAGAAGTAATACTGATTACAGCATGTCCAGGATTTTCAGCACTAAGTTTATCAGTAATATGTTTAAGCTCTTTTTTAGAATATACCTTAAAGTTTCGATTTTTCATGGCTTCAAGAGTTTCAAGATGATCTTTAACAGAATCAATACTCTTTACAATTTGTTTCTTTGACCAGAATTTACCGTAAGCATCAATAAATGCTTCTTTGAAGTCATTAGAGCCGATGACAAACTCTTGGTGAGTGTTTGTAAACCTCGTGATGCATTGTTTCAAATCATTTTTGCTATTTGGCTTCGTAATTTTTTCTTGATGATTCATCATGTAGCCAAAGTAATCGATATTTTCTTGTTTGTTTTTAAACTCGGAGAAATTAATGTAGATTACAGGAACCTCGAGCCACCCAGAGTCATTAGCAGCCTCAATGGTGTGGTTACCATCAATGATCTCGCGGTATCCATTATCATGAACACAGACAATAACTGGTGAAATATTTTTGCGAGCAGAAGCAGGATCATCTGTCATGCGTTCAATAATTGCTTCTTTATGTTCATGTTCAATTACATTAAGGCGAACCTGATTGCGAGGAAGTGAATGAATTTCAGAAACTTTTTCAGAACCATGGATGCGATACTTGCCATTTTTTACATAGTAACACAGCAACTCCATTTCACCTTGATCGATTTTGCTTTTCGTAATTTGTGCGATAGGATCAATCCCACCAATCCAGTCAAGACCAACTTTTTTGATTGAATCAGTAAGATTAGAAAAATCTTTCACGCAGCCTTCACCACCACCCACCGACTTATTATAAAATTGTGTGTTGGTAATAGCATTAACGTGTTTTAGAAGAAAATTCTCCAGCGTGATTGCAACTGACGGTTTGCCACGATAGAGAATACTACGTCGCAGCAAACCATAAGACCAAGCAAGGTTGGCTTCAGGATCTTCGGAGGAAAAGACATAGCCATCATATTCTTCATTGGTTTTATGATAACCAATATACATTTTCCCATTTTCAATATTTCGCCACCCATAGGTTATGGCATCATATTGCTTTTTGAACTTTTTGCTCATAATAAAGAAAACTCCAAACAAATCACGTACATACTTTATTCTACTACACTTCAGCATAAAACAAAACAATTTAATTTGTAATAGAATCAACAACTTACGAGACCCTCTCTCGACCCCGAGAGAGCCTCGAGAGAGGGTCCTAGCCTACCCTTCCCCTATCCCCCTGGGAGCCGAGAAGACCTCTACGCAGCCTCCCTTCCCCTTCCGATACAATGCCTTACGAATGGTCTCGTCTCCGAAATAGTAGATCCCATCCTGGAATCGATTGCCATTAATCTTAAAAATGCTTAATTGACATTTACTCTTCTGCAGACCCCAAAATCGAAATCCAATCTTTTTGTAAAAGTCCACAGCGTCAGGTTCTGCAGAAACTCTAAAATATTCAGATTCTTCAGAAACTGCAAAATCTAATCCTTGCTGACAGAGCACTTTTGCGACACCCTTTTTTCGATGAGATGCAAAAGTGTGCAACAGCTGTAGATTGGCAACTTTAGGTTTTCTCTTAGAGACTGTTACGATGATCGCTCCACAAAGCGCGCCATCAAAGTAACCTATACAACGATCCCAAAAATTAAAAGCATCCGCCTTAGCTACAAAAGTTTTAGCAAATGCATCTGCTTTATCTTCTGTTATTGCATTTACAAATTCGTCTCTGGTGATATTACGCAACCGATAAGAACTCACGTTGCTTCTTTCCTCTTTCTTTAGGATACTTGGTTTTCTCCCACCCTGTATATAGTTCATGATCGTAGATCAATGGAGGAAATTTATAATTCAGCTTTGATAAGATCACATCAACGTTTGGACCATCGTTTAGCGCAGCGTCTATAAAGTCAGTAGCAAGCTCAAAACAGTTTGAGATCTCATCCATCTTTACTGACGATCTAAAGCAACGAAACTCAATTGTACCTGTATGTTTCATGCAGTAAGTGTTAATGGCATAACGAAATGGACGACCCATCGAAACACCATCTTTGCCAGCCGCATGCAACTTAATAAAGTGATCAAAGTCTGTTGCTAGATTAATAATGTTATCACACATATACTCTGGCATTGGGCGACCACCATCCCACTTCAAATAGGTCTTGGCAGTCTTAGTGTCCTTCATCGCATAATGTTCTTTATACTGATAACACTTTTTAATTGTTAGTTCTTGATTGACTTTGATGTAAGCAATCAATCTCTTAAGAGCATCAATGTCATCTTTAAGTCCTGGAACAAAGATGTGAAGATGACCATGATTGACGCAAGAAGCAGTAGGAGTGTCGCCACAAGACACAAAGAAGTCATGAATCTGACTTATCTTTTCAACCTGCTCTTCCCAAGTCTTAGTTGGCTTGGTATTGATCTCACCACCCATTGGCGGTTCTAGACCTAGAGGATCACAAGCGATTCCTCGATATGGTTCATGTTCATTTACAATATCTGTCTCAGCAAACTCCCACTTGCCAAAGTTTTCTGGAAGAACGCGTTTACGACTAATATCACCCCATTCAATTTCATATCCATAAGTAA